CTGACCACCAAGAACGAAACAAGTATGTCTTGCTTAAGCAACAATATCCTGACCTAGATCTGCGGTTTGTCTTTGACAATGTTAACAAACTGTGTGGAGGTACAAAGTATACACACGGTTCGTGGGCAACTAAGCATGGGTTTCCTTTTTGTAGTATCAAGGATGTGGATATAATTAAAGGATGGATTACTGAATATGATTACAGTCAAATTTAGATACTCTGATGGAGTCGTAGTGACTAAACATTTTAAAACCATGGCAGAAATGCATAAGTATGCACACAACGAAGGTGATCACTTAATAGAGATTATATATCTATGAAGACACATCTCATTATCCCGGACACACAATGTAAAGATGGACATGACTTTGAATTCCTAACTCGCATTGGTAAATATATTGTTGATGTTCAGCCAGATGTTGTCATTCATCTAGGCGATTTCGCTGACATGCCAAGTCTGTCTAGTTATGACCAAGGAAAGAAATCGTTTGAAGGTAGGCGCTATACAAAAGATATTGACGCAGCTAACAAGGCTATGGATTGTCTTCTTGGCCCACTTAATCATTACAATCTTACCGCAAAGATTCAAAAGAAGAAACAATATCATCCACGAAAGGTAATGCTATTAGGCAATCATGAGAACCGTATTAATAGGGCTATCAACGATGATCCGAAATTGGAAGGACTCATTAGTACAAACGATCTACCGTACAGTGATTGGGAAGTACATCCCTTTCTTAGTCCAGTCTTTATTAACGGTATTGCTTATAGTCACTACTTCCCTACTGGGGTTATGGGACGGGCGGCTACTACCGCTAGTGCTATGGTGTCTAAGTTACATATGTCTTGTATTGCCGGACACCAGCAAGGTAAGCAAGTCGCCTACGGTAAACGACCAGATGGTTCTACTATTACTTGCATCATTGCCGGTTCATGTTATGAACATGATGAAGATTATCTAGGACCACAAGGTAACAATCATTTCCGTGGAATTCTCATGGCTTATGATGTACAGAATGGTTCCTTTGATGAACACTTTGTTTCTCTTAAATATCTTAAGGAACATTATGCAAAGTCCTAGTCATTATGGCGATACTAGGTTGATGGACTTGCTTATTGACAAGCAAGTTCCATTTGCTGAAGGTAACATTATGAAATATGTATTTAGATGGAGAGAAAAGGATGGTCTGCGCGATCTCTACAAATCTCGTGATTATCTAAATGCTCTTATTGCTAACGAAGAACTCAAGGAAATTAAATAATGGATGCAAACTCATATCAAAATTGGACACTTAGTACTGCCATTTATAAAGGTGCCGGTACGGGTAATGATGATGAACTATGTTACCTAGCACTTGGTCTTAATGGAGAAGCTGGTGAAGTCGCAGACAAAATCAAAAAGCATCTTCGTGATGGCAAGCTTGATATTGGTGGTATTGTTTTTGAGCTTGGTGATGTTTGTTGGTACATCGCCCGTATGGCAGATGCGTTGGGATATAGTTTCGAAGATCTACTTACTATCAATAATTCTAAACTAGAGTCTCGCAAGGCTCGTGATGTACTGACAGGGTCTGGTGATGCACGTTGAGCTTGAGTACGTCACACCAAACTCACTCGAACTTATCGGACGATTTGCAGGCATCTGCTATAACTCCAACCTTGAAAAAGAAACTTGCATTAAGCGCGCTATCTCTTGTAAAGATAAGGGCCATCTTGCAACTCTTCGATTTGCTTTCGCAACATTTCATGTCGGAGGAATCAGCCGAGCTTGTAGTCACCAGTTTGTTAGATCAAAACATCTAGACTTCCTCCAAAGATCACAGAGGTATTGCAATGAAACAGAAACAGACTTTGTCGTTCCGCCAGTCTCTCCAGATATGGCTGCTATTATCACTGCTTCATATCAAACTGCGCTGGTACAATATAAAGCACTACTATCTTCCGGTGTTAAGAAAGAAGATGCAAGATTTGTACTACCGAATGGTGGGACCACGGAACTAATTGTCACAGGTAACTTTCAAGCTTGGCTGGACTTCATCAAACTACGTGCTGACAAACATGCACAGTGGGAAATCCGCGAGGTAGCAAAGATTATTAATAACAAACTCTCGGAACATGCTCCGGGACTTTTCGATTGGATGCCATGAGTATTCTATTAACTACATTGCTCTCCGCACTGATTCCTGTCGGTGTGGAGGGTATCAAACAAGGTATCACCGCCTTAACCGGCGGTGTTAAACCTACAACCGTTGCGGAGCAAATACAACTTGATGAACAAGATATTCGCAGGATGGAAACAATTGCGAAGCTCGACAATCCGGGAGGCACTCCTTCTCAGTGGGTGGTTGACCTTCGTGGTTCGGCTAGGTATCTTGCTTCTTTTGCTGTCATTCTTGGTGGTGTGGGTCTGGCGTTCGTAGAAGGCATTGACCCCGCTGTTAAACTGATTAGTCTTGAAGGTGCAAATATTGCATTTGGTTTCCTCTTTGGACAACGAATTGTGACTAACTTTAAGAAATAATATGTCTACTTTTTATGATCTTCTAGAACAATTAAAACAAGAAGATGAGGTCACTGTACTAGAGATCGTTGATCTCTCATCTGGTGAGCTTGTAGATGCCTTAGAGAGCATTATTTTTGATAAGCAGCAGCGTGTTCGAGAGTACTACAATGAAATCGATGAAGCCTTGGACAGGGAAGAAGGATAATCTTCCTTCTCCTGGTAAAAAAGAACAGCACTTAGAACGCAAATCAAAACGAGAACTTCAACATCATTTTGAAGATGATGATTGGAACAAACAACTACAGGAATATTATGCAAGTCAACAGGTTCAAGAATAGTTTCAGTGAGAATATCTTCCGCAACAAGTATGCACAGGGTCCAAACGATACATGGGATGCCCTAGCAGATCGTCTTGTGGAGGATGTGTGTGGTTCACGTTGGGGTAAAGACAAACCATTGATGTCACAAGATGATCGTGATTGTCTGGTACAGTATATTAAAGAGATGAAATTCGTACCGGGTGGTCGTTATTTATGGTATGCTGGTCGTGGTAACAGTTATTTTAATAACTGCTTCTTGCTACGAGCAGAACATGATACGAGGGAAGAATGGGC